ATGGGCGAGCTTACCGTTGCCAGCGTTCGCGCGGCCAAAACGCCGGGTAGCTACCAAGACGGCAAGGGGTTGTTCCTGCTGGTGAGGCCGAGCGGCTCCCGATCATGGATGCTCAGGATCCAGGTGAAGGGTCGGCGTCGCGACTTCGGGATCGGCAAGGCATCGGACGTCTCCCTTGCAGACGCCCGAGACGAAGCCGATCGAATCCGGAAACTGTGCCTCGCCGGTATCGATCCGGTGGAGGAGAAAAAGAAGCGGCTCGCGGCCCCGCCACCGACATTCAAGGAAGCTGCTAAGAAGCTGCACGCCGAGCTCAAACCGTCGTGGCGCGAAGGCAAGCATCAGGACGATTGGCTGTCCTCGCTGGATCGACACGCTTTCCCCAAGCTCGGCAAGATCACCGTCGACAAGATCGACGGCCCCCTAATCCGAGAAACGCTTTTGCCGATCTGGCTGACGGTGCCGGAAACTGCGCGGCGCGTGCGCCAGAGGATCGGTGCTGTGCTCGACTGGGCTTACTCGCAGAACCTGCGTGATACCGAGGCGCCTCTCCGCTCCGTCAGCAAGGGCCTTCCGCGTCAGCCGGCAAAGAAGACGCACTTCGAGGCCATGCCCTATACCGAGGTCGGCCGCTTTATTGAGGCCATGAGAACGAAACCCGGAACGATCGGCCGAGTAGCCATGGAATTCACGATCCTCACCGCGTCGCGGTCCGGAATGACGCGAGGCGCGAAATGGGACGAGTTCGATTTGGACGCCGCGAAATGGACTGTTCCGGGAGATCGGATGAAGGGCGGTGACGCGCACGAGATCCCGCTACCTGCTCGCGCGCTCGCGATCGTCAAAGAGCTCAAGGAGACGGCGTCGGGTGACTTGGTCTTTCCCGGCAATCCGCTTCGGGGCCGCGAGCGACCGATGAGCGATATGACCCTGACCAAGGTTCTGCGCGATGCGAAACTACCTTATACGACACATGGCTTCCGGTCGTCCTTCCGGGATTGGGTTGCGGAAAAGACCAACATCAAGGGCGAGATCGCCGAGGCGGCGTTGGCACATGTGGTGAAGAACCCGACAGAGCGAGCCTATCATCGCACGAAGTATTACGAGAAGCGGCGCAAGCTAATGGAGGCTTGGGCTGGGTTTCTTGCGCGCGACGCCCACCGGCCTCGAGGAGCAGTCGGAGCATGAACGACATCCGACCCACCATTGACGTCGTTGATGTTGAGAGGTGGCTGCGGCGATTTGGGGCGCCCTACCCGAGCGAAGAAATATGCCAGCGGGTGACCGATCGGTTGAACCATGTCCGAACCCCCGCCCAGGTTGCCGAATGGGAAGATTGGAAGAAGAAACAGGCGGAATGGGAAAAGAGATCTGGCGATTACGATTGGCCAGATCGTCGGTGGTGGCACTTCGACAAGACGGCGGCAGCCGCCAAACTTCTTAACGACAGCCTGCCACTCATGGCCGAACATTGGGAAGGCATGCGTGCAACCCCATACACGGAGCGCGCCGAACAGGCCGTCCGCGCGCTTGCCGAAGCGCTTGCAAATGCGATGGAATATATCGAGTTCCCGCTGGGCCGATACGAGAAATCCACAGCGAAAACGGCCAAGCCGTGGCATCTCGAGGCAGTCCAGATCGTGCGTCATCTTCGTGGAGCGCTCGTTTCCGCCGGACATAACAGCGTGGGGGAAACGGGGAATTTCACGATGGCTTCGGTGGTGAGTTGCGCTCTTAAAAAGCTCGGATACGGAACTGTTCTCGACAACGCGGTTCACAATTTCCTTCAGCGCCGCGAGAAGACCTGGGGCTTGCCCTCCGGCTAACAAATGCCGGCGCAGTCATTTGTAAGTATGCGCACGCACCGCACCTGATCATTTGCGCTCTTGCCCGCCACCCGTCGTGGCGAACTTAGGGAGCGAAAACCATGAGCCGTATCGGTTACACCATTCGGGAGCTGAAGGACGCTGGCGTCTGCGGACCCACCAGGCATACGATCTGATCGCCCAGGGAAAGCTGGAAAAGGTGAAGATTGGTCGCAAGACGATCATCACCGCGCGCAGTGTCGATCGTCTGCTTGAAGCTGTCGCCGCGTGATCTGTGACGCAACCTCTTTCGGTCGCGCTTCGGCCTAGAAACGAAGCACCCCGCCGAGCCCTTGCCGGGGCCAAGCGGGGCACGATTTTCGTCACTTGCAGCATCAATACAAATAGCCTGCCCAGCGTGAGATCGCAACCGGGTCGCATCGTCGCCACGCACTGGTGGAGGGATGCCGAAAAGGTCCGCGACGAGACGGGAGAAACGGCATGACATATGACCATGCCGCTGGCGCTAGTGCCGTGATCGCGGACATTCGCGCGATGCTGCCGAGCACTGAATCCGTGAACCGTGCTCTCAACGATCCCGACGGCGCGGACTTGGGTCTCAATATCACGCTGCCGGCCGTATATCTGCACATCATCGTCGCGCATTGTGAAGCGCTGCAGATGCAGTTGAGGACCGCTGGGATCGATCCGGGCGGCCCTGCCTATACCGCATGGATGGAAGCGATGCTGACCGGCCAGGTGGCGGGTGCGTCATGAACCAGCACGGCAAGGCCCCAGCAACGTCCCACCCGATTCTCGTAGAGCAACTGAGCCATTCTCAGTGGCACATCGTGCACGGCCCCTTTACGTCCGGCGTCTCCGACTATGTTTCGTCTGTCGCGGATGCTTTGGGCTGGGCTGCCATCTACCGTCGCCCGGTCGAGACCGTCGCGCTCAACGGCACGCGCCTCCTTATGTCGCGAGCGCCGGTCAGATTGCGAGGTGCGCCATGGGTGAGGTGATTGCCTACCCCGGCGTCGATCTGGCCACGGTCGCCGACGCACCGTGCCCTATCGGCAAGAGCCTGATCATCCGCGAGCATGGTGGCTGGTTCGTGATCGGGATTGTGCCGGCGGACAAGCCGGGATGGAACGGCGTGCGGGAACGTTTCCCGACCGCGCAAGCGGCACGGGCTAAAGCCGGGCGCCTCATCTGTGATTTTCCAAGGCTGTTTCTGCGCGTGGTCGATAGGACGGGCACGACACGGCCGTCGCTTGGTGAGATCATCGCCGGTGCACCGCATGACGGCGGATGGGCGGCGTGATGGCGTCGGCATCACCCTTGGACTTCGCCGGTCTCATGCCGGCCGTCGCACCGTTGCTTTGCGGCAACCCCAACAAGGCGATGTCGAAGGGGTCTCGTCTCCGCTTCGGCACCCACGGCTCACTAGAGATCGACACGGCGGAAGGCTGGTTCGACGACCATGAGGGGAAAGCGCGCGGCGGCGTGCTCGAACTGATCCAGCACAAGCGCGGATGTGACATGCATGGCGCCCTGTCATGGCTTGAAGAGCATGGACTGAAGGAGCGAAGCGATCGGCCGGTTGCGGCGGTGGCGACGTTCTACGACTATCGCGATGCAGACGGGAATGTTGCCTATCGCGTCGAGCGCCGCGGCAAGGGATCTGTCCCGCCGTTCCTCCAGCATGGCCCTGACGGCAATGGCGGTTTCCATTCGGCGCGCGGCTGCATGCAGGGCGTGAAGCGCCTTCCCTACCTCCTTCCCGAAATGCTGGCCTCCGACCCCGCCCAGATCGTGTTCGTTGTGGAAGGCGAGAAGGACGTTGATCGGCTGACCCGCGACGGACTGATCGCGACTACCAATAGCGGCGGCGCCGGCACGGCCTCGAGTTGGTGCCATGGTTCCAAGGGCGCCGCGTGGTCGTTATCCCCGACAACGATCCGCCAGGCATCGAGCATGCGCAGGATGTTGCTGCCAAGCTGCAGCCGGTGGCAGCTGCGGTTGCGGTGCTTGCCCCATTGATCGGGAAGCTTAAGGGCGACGTCTCGGACTGGTTGGCCGAGGGCGGGTCTGCATTTCAGCTCGTCCAGCAATTCGCCGAGCCCGCGCTCGCGGAGCTGAATAAGCCGGCCGAGACGTTTGAGATTGCCGATTTGGCGCTTTGGGCGAGCACGGCACCCACGCCAAAAGCCTTCTATATGGCCCCGTATATCCCCCGCGATGACGTCGTGATCGTGACGGGCGACGGCGGCACGAACAAATCCACGCTGGCGCTACAGATCAGCGTGTGCGCGGCGGCGGGAAAGCCTTTTCTCGGCATGGATGTAGCGCCCGGCGCGGCGCTCTATGTGACCGCCGAGGACGACAATCGGGAAAACCATTGGCGACTGGCGAAGATCGCTCAGGCCGTTGGCACCACGATCGGCCAGGTCGCGGACCGGCTGCACATTGTCAGCCTGCGCGGTCGTCTGAACAACGAACTGGCGACGTTCGATAGCGACGCCAAGCTCCGTCCGGCACCCGCCTATGCGCTTCTCCGCGCGACCATCGAGAAGACGGGCGCCAAACTAGTGACGCTCGACAACGTGGCGCACCTCTTCGCCGGCAACGAGAACGATCGCAGCCATGTCACCGCCTTTATCAATCTGCTCTATCAGCTATGCGGCGACCTTGGCGTGACGATCCTGCTGATCGCCCACCGCAACAAGAACGGCGACACCTACTCGGGCAGCACCGCGTGGCTCAATGCGGTGCGCTCCCAGATCCTGTTGGAGCGCTCAGACGAGAACGATGCGGACGTGCGCCGGCTGTCTCTGGGCAAGGCCAACTATGCGCGACAGGGCGAGGAAATCTCCTTCCGCTGGCATGATTTCGCTCTGATCCGAAACAGCGATCTGTCGCCGAACGTCGCGGCGGAGATCGCTGCCGTTGCCCGCGACAATGGCGACAATGCCGTCTTCCTCGCCTGCCTAGCCGAGCGCCTTAAGCAGCGTCGCGCGGTGTCCGAAAAGCACTCGCCGACATATGCGCCGAGCGAGTTCGCCAGAATGTCGGAGAGCAAGGGCATCGGCAAGGCGAGGCTTGATCGGGCGATGGAGCGACTGTTCCGCCTTGGCAAAATCGAGCGTGGCGAACTCTGGAAAGGTGACGATCGGAAGCCTGTTTTCGGCCTGCGGGAGACTGCGGGTAACGGTGCAGGAGATACGGTGCGGGCGACGCGGGAGACGGTCCTGGAGGCCGCAGAAAACCGCGCGGGCAACGCGGGAGAAACACATACCTATACCTACGGTAATAAGGGCGCGCCCCTTGGGGTCGGCGCGCCCTCTTCTGAAGAGATGAACGACGCCGCTCCCGACGACGAGCGTGCCGACGTCGTCCGCCTGCTTCTGACCCCCCTTCCCGATGAGGAGATCGATTATGATTGAGCACATTTCCGCCGATCAATCGGAACTTGAGACTGGCATGGAATCCACGATGACCCGCCCAATGATCTTCAACAATGATCTCGGTCGCTCGATAGCCTCACGAATGGCGGCCGGCGAACCGCTGATCAGCATCTGCGGCGATGACGGTATGCCGCCGTTCGCGGTAGCCATGGACTGGCTCAACGATCCCAAGGATCGCCGCTTCGGCATTCTCGTTCGCGACGCACTGGATCGGCGGCTGGCGACCGCCTTGGCGATCGATGGAGACGCTCGATGACGCGTCCGATCATCTACACCGACGATCTGGCTACCCGGATCTGCGTGCGCATTGCCAACGGTGGCCGACTAGACGAAGTCGCCATGCTGCATGACATGCCCGATCTGACCACGGTCACCGGCTGGTTGTCGGGCGGGAAGCACCGCACCTTCGAGGACATGTTCTGCTGGGCGCAGGAGCACCGCGACAACTGGGATTATGCCGTGGAACGGTGGGGCCCTTACCCACGCACCCCGGTGACCCTTACCTGCGTGCCAACCCTGTTCCAGCGGTTCAGGATGAAGCCGGTTGGCACGCGGCAGTTCCAATACGTGGACACTGGCGCCGACCTTGAGCGCGAGATCCGCCTACGTCGGTTCAGCCGCACAGCGCTCATCGGCGGGGACGCCTGATGGCACGCGGCGTGATCACCCCGAAACAGCAGCGCTTCGTCGACGAGTATCTGATCGACCTCAACGCCACGCAGGCAGCAGTCCGCGCCGGCTACAGCCCGCGAACCGCGGATCGCATCGGGTCCGAACTGCTTGGGAAAACTTGGGTTGCTGCGGCCGTTCGCACTGCCCAGGCCGCCCGCTCGGACCGCACCAAGATCGACGCGGATTGGGTGCTCAACCGCATGGTCGAGAAGGAAGGCGCGGACATCGCCGACATCTACGACGACGCCGGCCAACTCCGGCCCATCCGCGAGTGGCCGGCGATCTGGCGGACAGGCTTGGTCGCTGGGATCGAAGCGATCGAGGAGCGTGATGAGACCGGCAGGGTGCTCGGCGTCGTCCGCAAGGTGAAGCTCGCCGACCGCAACCGCTGGACTGAGCTGATCGGTAAGCACGTCAACGTGCAGGCATTCCGGGACCAGCTCGGCATCGGCAGTCCATCTGGCGGTCCCGTCCAAGTGGATGCGAACGTCAGTGCCGAGGAAGTCTACCGCCGGATGAAGGAGTTCTGATGGTCTCCACCCGGCCCATCGACCTGCCGTCGTTCAACTGGCGCGCACCTGATTACGAGGCGATCTTCGAAGGCCGCATGCGGGCGCTTGCGCAGCTTCAGGCTAACCCAGCATGGCTGCCCGGCCTCCGCGAATTCTACCGCGACCATCCTGCCCAGTTCATCATCGATTGGGGCTGCACGGTAGATCCCCGCAACGTCGAGCGCGGTCTGCCTGCTCGGATGCCGTTCATCCTGTTTCCGAAGCAGGTGGATTGGATCGAATGGATCGTCGAGCGCTGGCGAGCAGGCGAGCCGGGCGCCACCGAGAAATCGCGCGATAGCGGTGTGACCTGGCTGGCGGTCGCGCTCAGCTGCACGCTGTGTCTCTTCCATGCCGGCGTCCAGATCGGCTTCGGCAGCCGCAAGGCCGAATATGTCGATCGGCTCGGAGACCCCAAGACCATATTCCACAAGGGCCGCGCCTTCATGACGGAACTGCCCCGTGTCTTTCGCGGCGGGTGGGACGCCCGCGTGCATGCGCCATATCTCCGGATGCATTTTCCTGAGACGGGAAGCGCAATAACCGGCGAGGCTGGCGACAACATTGGCCGTGGTGACCGTGCCAGCATTTATTTCGTCGACGAGGCCGCGTTCCTCGAGCGGCCATCTCTGGTCGATGCGTCACTGTCGCAGACGACCAACTGCCGGCAGGACATCTCTACGCCGAACGGGCTGGCCAATCCCTTCGCCCAGAAGGTGAAGAGTGGCCGGATCAAGACCTTCCGCTTCCATTGGCGTGACGACCCTCGCAAGGATGAGGCTTGGTATGCCAAGCAGGTGGCGGAACTCGACCCCGTTACCGTCGCCCAGGAAATCGACATCGACTATTCGGCGTCGATCGAGGGCATCCTCATCCCGTCCGCGTGGGTGCAATCTGCCATCGACGCCCACGAGAAGCTGTTCATCGAACCAACCGGCGCCCGGCGAGGCGCGCTCGACGTTGCCGACGAAGGCAAGGACAAAAACGCCTTTGCGATCGCGCGGGGCATCCTCGTCGAGGATGTCGAGGAATGGTCCGGCAAAGGCTCGGACATCTTCGGAACGGTCCAGCGCGCTTTCGACCTTTGCGATCAGCACGGGCTCGAAGATTTCAAGTACGATTCAGATGGCCTTGGCGCTGGCGTGCGCGGCGATGCACGCGTCATCAACGATCAGCGCGGTCACGATCGCCAAATTCCGGTCAACCCCTTCCGTGGATCCGAGGCGGTCTATCGGCCGGAATCGCAGGATGTGAATGGTCGGAAGAACAAAGACTATTTCGCCAACCGGAAGGCTCAGGCGTGGTTTGGCCTGCGCCGCCGCTTCCAGAAGACCTTTCGTGCGGTGACGACGGGCGCCGAGTTTGACCCAGACGAGATCATCTCGCTGTCCTCGGCATGCAGCCATCTCGCCAGGCTCTGCGGTGAACTGTCGCAGCCCACCTATTCGATGAACACCGTAGGGAAAATGGTGATCGACAAGGCGCCGGATGGCACCAAGTCTCCCAATCTCGCCGATAGTGTAATGATCCTGTTCTCAGAAACAAATGCATGGATGGTTATTACTGATAGAATGCTTGACGAACTTTCGGGCCGAGACATGTCGGGAACTATTGGCCTCTACGGAGATGAGTTTTCGTGATACGTGAAGGCTTTCAATTCGGTGAGTATCTTCAATGAGCGTCATGAGCGGAGGCAGCAAGCTCCAGCAACATCTTGATGAGCTGGCCAAGAAGGTGGCGAAGGCCGCTGAATTGAAGGTCGGCTTCTTGGAAGGGGCGACCTACCCCGACGGAACGCCCGTAGCCACCGTGGCGGCGATCCAAAACTTTGGTGCGCCCGCCATGGGAATTCCGCCGAGGCCGTTCTTCACCGACATGATCCGCAGATACCGTGGCACGTGGGGGCCGCTGCTGGGCGCGTTGCTGAAGAAGGCGGATTACGACGCCACCGTCGCCCTCGAACGCCTTGGCAGTGTGATGGCGGGAGAATTGCGGCAGCAGATAGTCCAGACCGTCGCGCCGCCGCTTAGCCCCGTGACCGTGATGCTCCGGTCGATGCGCAAGGGATCGAGCACCGCGCCGATTACCTTCAGCATGGTGATGGAGGCGCGACGCCGGGTGGCGGCTGGGGAGAAGCCCAAGGGTCCGGTCAGCATCAAGCCGCTCGTAGACAGCGGACACCTTTTGGCGTCGGTCGAATATATCGTCGACGGGCAGACCTTCACTTACAGCAACGAGGCGGGCAGCTACGTGCTCAAGGGGCCCGGTGCATGACCTTCCGAAAACGCAAAATCGATATCACCCTCCAGCTTGGCCAAGGCTCTTTTGGCGAGAGCGGGTTCAATACCGTCAAGCTGACTGGCCTTCGCTGCTCTGCCACGATCAACATCGGCAACTCGGTCGACCAAGGCCAATTGAGCCTCCGGGTATGGGGCCTATCGCTCGATATCATGAACAGGATGACGCTGCTCAAGCAGGACCTGAACGAGAAGGTTAGCGTAGCGGCTAACAATGTGATCTTGGAAGCTGGCGATGACGTGGATGGCATGTCGATCGCCTTCCAGGGCAACATCAGCCAGTGCGTCGCGGACTTCAGCGGCATCCCGGATACTTCGATGTGGCTGGTGGCCCATGTTGGCTTGGTGGACGCCCTGAAGCCGGTTCCGCCCAAGAGCTATCGCGGTGCGGTGGATGCTGCGGTGATCATGAAGGACATCGCCGGCACAATGGGACGCCCGTTCGAGAACAACGGCGTTTCGGTGATGTTGCGGGATACCTACCTACCGGGCACCTCGCTGGATCACGTGCGCAAGGTGGCGCAAGCCTGCGACATCCACGCCACGATCGACTGTAAGAGCGGCGCGCTGGCGCTCTGGCCCCTCGATGGTATCCGTAGTGCGCCGGTCATCCTGTTGTCGAAGGATACGGGCATGGTCGGGTATCCTGCATATTCAGAGGCCGGGGTCAGCGTGCAATCATTGTATCTGCCGCAGGTGTCAGCCGGTTATCGGGTGCATGTCAAAAGCCAACTCACTCCGGCCAGCGGAGTCTGGGTTCCGCACTTCATCCAGCATGAACTCGAGGCAGAGATTCCGGCAGGGAAATGGTTCACCCAGATGGACTGCCACCAATTCGGGTCCGATGCGCCGCTGCCGGAAGCTGTGTTTGGCGGGGGCTAGGTGGCCCCCACGCCGCCGCTTGTCTCGTGCTACTGACCCTGTCCCAGTTCGGTCAATCTGTCGTTGTAGGCCGCTTCTATACACGCAGCATCCGGACACTGCTGCCGCATCGCAATCCATGCGCGCTCGGATGTCACAAGTTGCGAACGGGCTTGCAAATCGTTGCTCTGATCCGCTTGGGCGAGCGCAGATTGGTACGCGCCGGTGAGCTGATTATCTAACGCCACCAGCTTCGGACTTCCGCAGACCGTTCTTAGAACCTGGGAAACCACGCGGGAGCAATCGAAACTTGGCGACAGGCTGGGCGAGGAATTTGCTGAGGGAGCCGCCGCCGCAATATCGTTGAAGGCTGCTTGGCCAGCGGCCGCCTTCGCGGCGGCCGCGTCATTGGCGTGCTGTTGAACCTGTTGAATGATCCCAGCAAAGATATCCTGAGCTGCCTCCTTGGCCAATCCTGCATTGGCGCTGATCACAAAGCTTGACGCGTCTTCGATGGATGGCCGAACCTCGTATGTGACGTTGACGGGCGCTGGCGCCTGGAGATGATAAGCAGGCGCCGAAATGCTGATCTGGCCGTCGCACTTCACGCTCTTGATCGATTTGTCGACCGAGGCCAGCGTTTCCAGGCTGAGATCGTAGCTGATAGCATCCGCGAAAGCGTCCACGTCGCTGGCGTGGAACGGATAGCTGCCGGAATTCGCGAGAGCTTTGGTGGCGGAAGTGTCGGGTTTCGCCATCGCAAGGAGGGTCTGCTTCACGTCCTCGGCGGTGCATACCTGCGGCGAACCTTGAGCGAGCAGCTCCATCGTTCCGAAGGGCTGAGTTTGGGTGTTCACCGGCGGAGGTGGACTCTTTTGCTGGTCACAACCGCTTATCAGCAGCGCGACTCCAGCGACAAATGCTCCGGTGTTCCCCTTCATCGACTCCCCCAACTAGACCGTCCCCACCCCGCTTGAGACTGATCGAAGAAGGTCGCTTCGTCCAGCGCATCGCGAGGGCTTATGTCTCGACAGCCGCTGGAACTGTCGACTACAGCCCTGAGAAACTGGACTCGACATCCTTTCAGATGCGCTTAGCGTTCGTGCACTCAAATCAGGGGGATGAGATGACCACCGGAAAGAAGGACGCCACTATGGCGTCGAAGATCCTGCGAAATCCGAAATCGAGCAAGGCCGCGAAGTCAGTGGCGGCATCCGATCTCGCCCAGGCGAAACCCAAGCCGAAAAAGTAGGGCATGGGTGGCAAGGTGGACGCGGCCCGGCCTTCGACGAGCGAATATGCATTACCATCGATTGACCTACTGGCTCCCGTGCCACCGGATGGTGGCCAGGCGATCAACAAGGCGGCGCTGGAGCGTAACGCCCGCCTGCTCGAAACCGTGCTCAACGACTTCCACGTTCAAGGCCAGATCACCCAAGTCCGCCCAGGACCGGTAGTCACCATTTACGAGCTGAAACTTGAATCAGGGATAAGGGCGAGCCGCGTAATCGCACTCTCTGGCGACATCGCTCTTAATATGGCGGCGAGATATGCGCGCATCGCGACCATCCCAGGCCGTGGCATAATTGGCATCGAGCTGCCCAACGCCAAACGCGAGCCCGTCGTCTTCTCCGAGATGGTCGCCTTCCACCAGTTCGAGGATGGCACCGCGCAGCTGCCGATCATCCTCGGCAAGAACATCGCTGGCGATCCCGTGATCGCGGATCTCGCGCCAATGCCCCACCTGCTCGTCGCCGGTACCACCGGATCGGGCAAGTCGGTCGGCCTCAACTGCATGATCATGTCGCTGCTGTATCGGCTGACGCCCAAGCAGTGCCGGATGATCATGATCGATCCCAAGATGCTCGAACTGAGCATCTATGACGACATCCCCCATCTCCTCTCGCCGGTCGTCACCGAGCCCGCCGAGGCGGTGCGCGCGCTCAAATGGGCGGTCGAGCAGATGGAGGAGCGCTACCGGATGATGTCCTCGGTCGGCGTGCGCAGCCTCGCCTCGTTCAACGAGAAGGTGAAGGTCGCCAAGTCGAAGGGCCAGCGCCTCGGCCGCCGCGTGCAGACCGGCTACGATGCCGATTCGGGTCATCCGGTCTATGAGGAGGAGCAGCTCGATTACGAGGTGCTGCCGCAGATCGTGGTGATCGTCGACGAGCTTGCTGAGATCGTCGACGGCCTCCCGGACGATGATGCGACTGACGAATTGAGTGGCTTACTCTACCAAATCTCTGAACGAGGGCGCACGGCGGGGATGCACATGATCCTCGCCTCGAACCGCTGGGCAGTCGATGATCTAGACTATTTCACTGGAGCAAGATCGGCTGCGCGCATCGCATTTCGCTTGGCATCGCTCGCTGAGTCCGAGGAGTTCCTGGGCGAGAGTGGAGCCGAAGCGCTGAGCGAGACCGGCGACATGCTCTACATGCCCGGCGACAAGCAGATCGCGCGCGTCCACGGGCCGTTCGTTTCCGACGAGGAGGTGCGCGCGGTCGCCGATCACTGGCGGTCGCAGGGTACGCCGGATTACATCTCCTCGGTCACCGAAGAGCCCGAAGTTGGCGGCTTCGCGCTAGACGGTCAGCCTGCCGACGACGACGCCCCAGATGTCGCGCTCTACCGCAAGGCCGTGCAGGTGGTAGCGGAATCGCAGAAGGCCTCGACCAGCTACGTCCAGCGCCAGCTCCGCATTGGCTACAACAGCGCGGCGCGTCTGATCGAGCGGATGTATCAGGAGGGAAAGGTCGGCGCACCTGATCATGTCGGCCGCCGCGAAGTGCTGGTCGATCGGGACGGTAAGACGATCGGGCCGCCGCCTCCTCGACCAGCGCCCCACAAACGATGGTGGCAGTGGTAGCGCGGCTTGGGGCGCTAAGACCTGCTGCAGAAATGGGTTGATCCCGCCGAGTGCTCGGTTGCGCCGACTCCGGCCCTCACCCGATATAGTGAATGGCGGCCCCAACGGCGACCCAGAATGCCACGCAGATCGGCAAAGCCAAGACCAAACCTAGCGCGGGTGGAGCGCTTGGTGGTGGAGCGTAGGGCGGCTGCAGCGCCTTGTGAGCAGTCAGCCCTAGATACCTACGGGCGCGCTCTTCGCCGAAGGACAACCGTTCGCAAAGGGGCTACGGGATCGCGCCTGACGTGGTGTCTCACTGCATCTCTCCTGATGCATCAACGTCGAAGAAGGCGGCGCGATCCATGCCAGGGCTATCGTCGCACTTCCAGGCCTTCCTTGCCGTGCAGCGCTGTCTGGGAAGTGGTGCGCTCGATCTCGTCCATCAGTTCACATCGCCTGTCGTCCCATGGTCGCCGACCCGAAGGCCGGCGCCGGGTCATCACTTCGGCGTAGTGGTGGTTGTCTTGGTTTCGGTGTGAACCAGCGTTCCGTGTGGTGTCTTTACGATCGTCCGATGACGAAAATGGGTAACCTTCCGGTGCGGCTTGCCGTCATTATGGGTGACCGTCTGAACGTGGACGGCTTTGTGTGTTTCGACGGCGGTCGTCGGATTCTGAGCCAGCGCGGCCGAGCCGAGGCCGACCAATGCGACTACGCCCAATGACAATGCTTTCATGATCATCTCCTCCACCGGTCAAGCCGGCAGGCGAGAATGTGTCAGCCATGGGGCTTGGCATCAATAGCGTCTCGCCCAAACCACCCCGGCCCAGCTGATGCGGGGCTCGATTTCAAGGCTCACAGCAAGGCTGCTCCTGCGTCATCAGACGCTTTGTGCTTCATCCGACCAATCGTTTATCGCGCTATGCCAAGCGGAGCGTCAGAACGAGCGCGACGGCGACCACGATAAATGCGCCCAGCACGCCGGCCCATAAGATTGTCTCGCGCCACCACGAGCGCTGTGGGCCCGTCATGCTATGACGCCTCAGGCCCGGCGCTTGGGCGTTGCACCAATCGAGCGGCGCGCCTGCTGGACATATTTGGTCCGGTTGACGAAGCCGATCGTGGCATGCGCGAGAGCCCGGCCGCGCCAGCGCATCGGGCGCATCACTTGGATGAACAGGATCGCACGGGGCTCGTCGCACTGGTTCCAGACCTCGTGTTGAAAGCTCTCGTCGAACATAAGGATCTCGCCTTCCTTCCAGCCACGATCCTGGTCATCAACCTGGATACGGCATTTGTCGGCCCCGCCAGGGATGCGCAGGCCAAGATGAATGTTGAGAAGGCCCTTGCTGAACCCCTTATGTCGGGGAACATGCGTGCCGGGATCCATGACCGAATA